GAACACAGTTGCAGCAGTTACTGAATCAGCAACATTTTAAAATTGACAGTTATTAATTGAATTATATTTTATAGATATGGATAAGAAAGTATTTGAATTGGTTATTGATGATGAAGATGATTCTGGCGTTTCAATGATTGCAATCGTGGATGCACCGGCAATTGAAAGAGATTTCCACAAGTTCAAACAATCAGAGCCATTAGCGTTCAAAGTTGCTGATGAAGATAAGCGAATTGCATCCGGATATTGTATGGTGTCAGACCTTCCGATTTTTAGGCATGACCAACAAGATGGTGAACATTATGTTGTATTCAGAAAGCCAACTATTGAGAAGATAGTCAACAAGTTCATGAAGCAAGGATTAAATGCAGAGATTAACTTAATGCACGAATCAGAGGTGAGTGATGTTTATGTTTTTGAGAGTTTGATAATAGACAAGGACAGAGGTATCAATGCACCCGATGGATTTAAGGATGCGCCAGATGGCAGTTGGTTTGTGTCAATGAGAGTTGATAATGATGAGTTGTGGAATGACATCAAGCAAGGAACTTACAGAGGATTTTCTGTTGAAGGTATGTTTGCAAAAGCTGATGCAACTCCAACTGATGAACAGATAATCGATGCAGCAATTGATGCTATCAATGGCTAAATTTGACAGAGTGAATTTTAATTATATTTTAACATACAAACATCATGAAAATGAATATTAGAGAGAATCTAAAAAATAACATTGAGGCATTAAAGAAAATTGCTTTCAATGAAACGGTTGAGGCGGTTGCCGAAACAACTGAAATAACAGAGCCAACAGAATCTAAATTTGTTGATGCTCAACTTGAGGATGGTACAATAATTAATATTGAACCTGCAATTGAGTTAGGTGCATCCGTATCTGTTATGACAGAAGATGGAATTGTTGCAGCAGAAGATGCAGAGCATACATTGGCAAGTGGTGAGAAAATCATAACAGTTGGCGGTGTGATTACTGAAATCATTGCAACAGAAGAAGAAGAAGTTGCAGAAGAAGTTGCAGAAGAAGTTGCAGAAGAAGTTGAAGTTGAAGAAGAAATGGAATCAGCAGAGCCAACTGCAACTGCACCAACTCCAAAAACTGTAATCGAAAGAACAGAAGTTGAGAGAAAGTTTGCAGAATTGGAATCAAAGATTGTTGATGCAATCACTAAGAATGAGGAGTTTGAAAAGAAAGTAATTTCTACTCTTGAGGAATTTGCAAAAGAGCCATCAGTTGAGCCAACTAAAAAAAGAAAATTAGACGCATTCAAAAAAGAGGAATTGTCGTTTGAGCAAAAATTAAATAAAATCAAAAACCTAAGAAAAATAAAATAATTATGAGTTTCGTAGTATCAAGTTTAACAGACTATGTTGACCAGAGTTCAACAGATTTATTGTTACCTGCGGTCAGTCAAGGTAAAACTGCCACAATCGTAAATTTACAAGCAGGTGTGAAATCAAGTGCTGCATTGCAGTTGTTTGATTCAACTGTTGTATTTCAAGATGATTCTTGTGCATTCAATGGTTCTGCATCAACTACTTTCTCGCAAAGAGAGATTGTTGTTGAGGGCGTGAAAGTTCAAGAGGTTCTTTGTCCTAAAGACTTAGAGGCAAAGTGGACTCAGTTGTTACTATCAGCAGGTTCTGATTATTCAGAGGCTGATATACCTGCTGCATACATGGATATCAAAATGCAGAGATTGCAAGATGCTCTTGAGATTGCTGATTGGCAAGGAGAAGATGGCGGTGCAGGTGGTGCGAATCTTGACAAGTATGATGGATTCTTACACATCATTGATACTGCTGCTGCATCTGTTGATGGTAATGTTGATGCAGTAACTGTTGCAACAGGTATCACATCTGCAAATGCTTTGAACATTGTTCAAGGGATTTATTCAGTTGTGCCAGAGGCGGTGCTTAATTCTGATGACTTGGTTTGTTTCATGGGGTGGGATGCTTACCGAGCATTGATTATCAACATCACAGATACAAATTTCTTTCACTATGTAACTGATGATTCTGCAAGAACAGGTGAGTTAATGTTACCGGGCACTAACTTAAAAGTGGTTGCCGTTAATGGGTTGACAGGTACTAACAGAATAATCACAAGTAGAGCATCAAATATGTACATCGGTATGGATGCAATGAGTGATTCTGATAGCATCAAAATGTGGGAATCATTGGATGACCAGAATGTAAAGAGTTCAATCAATTTCAAAAGAGGTACACAAGTTGCTTACCCTGCTGAAATAGTTGAGTTCACATTAGTCTAATTAATTAAATTATAAACTGCAAAAGGAGAGTGCAATGCTCTCCTAATGCTAAAAACATTTAGAAGATATGCCATGTGCTTTAACTCAAGGATTTCCCGCATATGATTGTAGTGCGCCAAGTGGCGGATTAACTCGGGTTCTCCTTTTACCTTATACAGAATTGGTATCTGTAACACAAGCATCTTATCTGATTTCCGCAATTACAGATACAGGTTCACCATCAACATGGTATGCCTACAATCTGCAAGAGGAAACAGGATTGCTTGAATCAACTGAAAATAAAAACGTACAAAACAACTCATTATTTTATGATGTGAATTTGTCGTTTACTTTAAACAAAATGGAATCAGCAAAATCTGCTGAATTACATCTATTAGCTATCCAGAGATTGTGTGCAATCGTTGAAACTGTTGAGGGGAATTATTTCTTCATGGCAGATGAGAGAGGTGCGCATAAGACAGGAACAAACACAAGTTCATCCGGTACTGCTTTTGGTGATGCTAATCAGTATTCAATCAACCTACTTGCAAAACAATCTCATGACTGTTACCAAGTAGATGCAGCAGTTATTGCAGGTTTAACAATAGCTTAATTTTTTTCCATCGTTCATCAAAGAGGGGAGTGCATAATAGCACTCCTTTTTTTGTTTTTGACAAATTCCAAATAGTTTATATTATACAGTATGAAGATTAGAAAGGATTTAATTGGCAGTACAATCATTCACAAAGGCAGCAAGTTCTTTGTTGAAGATACACCTGCATTTATCAAGATTGCGAAAGCATACGGATTCGATGTTTTTGAGAAAAAGAAATCAAAGAAAAAAGCTGACAAAGTAGAAGATACAGATGCTGATATTTCGTAAAGATAGCATAAACGTAATCAGAACATCATTGGCTGAATTGAGTACTCTGGCAAGTCCAACGTATTTGATTGAGATGATTAGTGACCAATCTCTGATAAGTACAACTTGCATTGCAGCAGATACATCTGCTTATCCATCAAGATACAATGAGTTCACAATCACAGAAACTGCAACTCCTAACAACTTGAATGCAGAGATATTGTTAGAGCCTGTTGGCTATTTCACGTATAACATTTACGAGCAGACAAGCACAACTAACTTATCTCCATCTGATGCAGGTGTTATCTTGTTAGAAAGTGGCAAGTCAAGATGCTTGATTGATGGTGATAGAGAGTCAACTGCATATACTTTTTATGATACACCTACACAACAGTTTGCTGCTTGGGATGTTTTTGAGAGTGAGGGCATTGTGCCAACTCCGCCAACAACAGATGCTACGTATCAGAATAGTGATTCAAGTTTTGTACAAGTAATTCCAAAAGCAACAACATATACTGCTCCAGATATCAGTTTCACAGATTCAGATGGTTCTGTTATTCCAACACCTGCTAATACAGATATAGTTGCAACTCCCGTTTCTGATGCAACGTATCAAAATAGTGATTTGAGTTTCACGCAATTAATACCCGGTGGTACAACATACACATCTCCAGATATCTCATTTACTGATTCAGATGGTACTGTATCTGCAAAACCATCTAATACGGATTTGGTTTGCACACCGGGCACAACAGTTAGCGGAATATTATACAACAGACCTGTGTACTCTGGTTGGCGTACTTCGTTTGCAAACTATGACGAGGCATGGCAGAAAGCAAATGGCACATATACATACACTAAAATCAATCCGGCAACAATTGCAAAATTAGATTTTAGCGTAACTAATGCGTTTTTCTTTTTAACTGAAAACAACAGTTTTGGAAATCTTGCAAGGTTCACGGATGAGAACGGTTACTATTATACAAATCCTTTTGATGGTGGTTCAGCAACTAATCCATCAGCTTTTGCAAGTGATTACGTGATTGACCATTTGACAGGTTTGGGGTGGAGACGTACAAAAATTAGCGGTAATTGGGCAACATTATTAAGTAGTGCAGAAAGCCAAACTTTTGCAACTTATTCAGATTGGCGCATTCCAACTATTTACGAATTATTTAGTTTGGTTAATTGCGATACAGATGCGTTGATAGTGGGTTCACGTAAGACAGGGATGGAGTGGTATCCATTTGACCAACCAACTGCTGCTGAATATAATTCTGCAACAACTAACGCAGGTAACACATCAGAAATCTACACATATTTTTCTGGAGTAACTGCAACACTATCAGTCAATTTAAACAGGAATCCTAAAACATTAAATGCACCTGCATTCACAGTTAGAAATCATTTTACATAATGGATATTTATTACAAACAAAATACAGGATTAGAAACGCCACAAGGTCACAACCTTGATTATTTTAGTATTAAGATTTTAGGCAACAATTATACATCATCAACAAGTTTTGCAGAGATTGTATTTTATCAATTTCTTGAAGATGCTCAAAGTGGCAAACCTGCGAATGCACAACGTACTTGTGAATGGAATCCAATGAGTGACTGCACGTCAGTTATGGTTGCTAATTTATTTTCATTTGATTCTATCACAACAACAAGCGGTGATACAATAACACTATTAAATCCAACAGAACAGAATGGATAAGTTAAGACAGAAATACAATATTATCTCATTGAATTTTGCAGATGCAAAACCGCCAACTATCAAAGAGGAGAGAAACAAAGAGTACATCTGCTTTGGTACAGAGAGAGATTATAGAAACAATTATCCACAATACTTGCTTGACCTTTACAACAGAAGTGCAAAGCATCGTGCATTGGTTGATGGTAAGGTTGATTTCATTAATGGCAGAGGATGGAGTGTTGACCAATCAGCGAATGTGACTAATCAAGCAATGGCACAAGCAAAATTGTTTATTGCATCACCTAACCCAGATGAAACATTAAACAAGTTATCAAGGCAAATAAACTTTGATGATGTTTTGTATGGTGGTTATTATTTGGAATTAATTTGGAGTAAAGACAGTACCCAAATTGCAGAGGTTAACTATATTGATTTTCGTTATGTAAGAACTAATGCAGACAAATCCATGTTCTACATTACAGAGGATTGGAGTAGCAGAAAGCCAGAAGGCAATGATGATTACGAAATGATTCCGGCATTTAATGTCAATGAGAAAGGCGGCAAACAGATTTTAGCAGTTGACAATTCAAACTCAAAAACAGTCTATCCTTTGCCAACTTATCTACCTGCAGTTCCAATGATTGAAGCAGATTTTGAACTTTCTCAATTTGATTTATCTGCTATTCGTAGAGGTTTTACACCTACAATGATGTTGAGTTTCAACAACGGTATTCCAACGGATGAGGAGGCAGAGGAGTTAGAGAGAATGATTGAGGATAAATTTAGCGGTACAAGCAATGCCGGGAAATTCTTGCTCAATTTCTCTGATAGTAAAGATAGGAGTGTTGAGGTTCAACCAATCACACCAAGCAACATCTCTGATATGTATCAAGTATTAGAGAAACGAATTGACAGTACATTGTTAGTTGCACACCGGGTTATCAATCCTATACTATTCGGATGGAAAGAAGGGCAGAACGGATTGAGTAACAATGCTGATGAGATGCGAATTGCACAAGCTGCATATCAGTCAAGGTATGCAACTCCAAAACAAGAGCAGCAAGAAATGGTATTTAACTCAATTATCTCTGTGAATGGTATTCCAAGAATATTAGAGATTAAGCCATTAGAGCCAATTGGTGCGCAATTAGATACTGCAACAATGATTGCTAATCTTACTCAAGAGGAGATACGTGAGATGATGGGGTTTGATGTAATTGAGGGGGGTGCAAATCCTGTTGCAGAGGCAATTGGAATGATATCACCATTGGTTGCAACGAAGGTACTTGACAATATGAGTGTTGCAGAGATAAGAGCATTGGTTGGATTGCCAGATATTGGAGAGGTCAGACGAACCACAACCACAACAACAAGCGAATTTGCAAATGAAGATGAGATTGAGTCAACTATATTATCTCATTTTGAAAGTTGTGGAGTTGATGAATCAGATTATGAGATTTTATCTGTGAAAGAATTGAAATGTACAAGCATTGAGGATTTTCTAATTGAGGATGATAATGCACAAAAGCAGTTGCACAAGTTCGCTGCAATACCTAATCTGTCTGCAACAGACATGGCAATCCTTGAGCAAGTACAGAACAATCCTAACGCATCAATTAAAGACCTTTCAAGAGCATTAAAACTACCGGATGATGTTGTTAATGATTCATTGTTAAAGCTGCAACAAGCAGGTGCATTGAACATTGTGACAGATGCGAATGGATTAATTGAAAGACAAGTTACAAAAGATGGTGAAGATACGGTTGCAGAGATTGCGAAAAGTCAGTTATCAATTGCATACAGATATGCGTTGAGGTCTGATGCACCTGCTCTGAAAGGTCGTTCAAGAAATTTCTGTATCTCAATGATGGCACAACGCAAACTGTATTCAAGGCAAGAGATTGATACTGAATTGAGCAATGGGATGGGATTATCAGTATTTAATTATCGTGGAGGTTACTATTCTAATCCGAACACCGGGCGCACAACTGCGTGGTGCAGACATATCTGGCAACAAACTATAATAAGAAAGAAACAATAATGGCAAAGGTATTATTTATTACGGAAGACTACTTTAAAAGCAACACAGTTGTATCTGATAATGTAGGTGCAAAAGTGCTTACTGCTGCAATACAAGATGCACAAGCAATGTACATTGAGCCATTATTAGGTACACGATTATATGAGGCATTAAAGACTAAGATAATCGGTGGCACGTTAACAGGTGATTACTTGACATTAATGAATGATTATGTTGTGAATACTTTGGTTAAGTGGACAGAACATGACATTATTTATATGAATAATTACAAGATTCGAAACAAAGGTACATCAACCAAGAATAGTGAGAACAGTCAGACAGTATCATTTCAAGAATTGAATTTCTTAATGGAGAAAGCACAACGCAAAGCAGATTTTTATGGAATGAAGATGGTTGATTATTTGACTTGTAACAGTTCATTGTTTCCAGAGTACTGTACTAATGATGAAGGTGGCGAGGTATCTCCATTGAAATCTGCTGCACGAACAGGTTTATATTTAGGACAAGCTAAAAAGCATTATGGCAAAAAGGATTCACGATATTGGGAAAGCAATTCCTAAACCTAAAAAGTGGAAATGGGGAAAGAGTGAGAAAGAGTTATTAAACTACTTTAAGAAACGCTATGGCAATAAAGACTAAGCACATAACATACTTGCAGATGATTACCATCTTCAAAGAGTTTGCGGATGCTCATTATGAAATCAATTATTTCGGAAATGGAGACTTCTGGGAGTTGGTCGAAAAAACCAAAATCGGAGAATTTGACTACCGTAACTATCCTGTGTTTTGGGTGTCTGATAATGGTGCAACATTCTCACCGGGTGAACTTGATTACTCATTCCAGATAGTTGTCGCAGGGATTGAGTTTGATAAAGATGGTGAGGAAACTATTGAGAATAATATCAAATCAAATACATTATTAATCTATCAAGACTTTCTTGCCTATCTACAAATTGAGCCATCATTTAAAACTAATGCAGTAAGAATTTATAATCAAGGCACATCAACAGGCACATCATTTACAGAAAGGTTTGATGATAATCTTGTTGGATGGGTGTTTGACATTACAATCAGACAAGCAATAAACTTAAATGCTTGTGCAATACCAATGGCATAATGGATAAGTTAGATAAGATACTTGACAATCAGATTGAGATGAAAACATCTCTGGCGGTTGTTGAGCAGAAGTTGGAGGATAAAGGCAGAAGATTAACCAATGTTGAAAAGGATGTTAAAGACTTGAATAAGTTTAAATGGGGTGTGATTGGTACTGCTGCGGTTAGCATATCGACATTTATTAAATCTATGTTTGGATGAGATACAGGATAACAGATAACTTTCATTTGGATGAGTTTGTGCATCCGGATTATCACAACAAATTTGGTGCTAATGCTTTGTGGTTTGTTGACCACAGAATCATTACAGTTGCACAAGAATTGCGTGATGATTTAAATGTGCCAATAACCATTAATAACTACATGACAGGCGGTCAATATAAATCATCTGGGTTGCGTACTCAAGGTTCAAAGATTGGTGCAAAGTACAGTCAGCATAAATATGGCAGAGCCATTGATTGCAAATTTAAAGGAATGACAATTAAAGAAGTATATGATTTCATATTGCACAACCAAGATAAATACTTTGGTATTGGATTATCAACCATTGAGAACATCGAACATACGCCAACATGGCTGCACCTTGATTGCAGATTGACAGGATTAGAGGAGTTTAAAATTGTAAATCCATGAGCCGAAAAGATAGGAGAGCCAGAAAGAAATTCAAAGATACATCAATTGGTGTGTTCTTGAAAGACAAAGCACCCAAAATACTTGATGTCATTGGTGATGTATTACCGGATAACGGTGTGCTTGGTATTGCCAAAAATCTGTTAGATAATGATGATTCTCTTGATGCCTATGACAAGGAATTTGCATACAAGTTATTAGAGATTGAGCAAGTTGAACAAGCTGAAATTAGTGCAAGATGGAAATCAGACAATCAGCAAGATTTAAAATTGCCTAAATTAATCAGACCTGTTGTACTTGCTTATACTTGGATTATGCTGACAATCTTGGTGGTGATGGATGCTTTCGGTGTTTCAATAGATTCAATCTATATCACAGTATTTGAGGTGTTAGCATTAGCGGTGAACGGTGCATATTTTGGTGCGAGGACAATAGAGAAGTATCACAAGGAAAAATATGATAAATCGTAAACGGTTATTTTATGACATTGAAACGTCATTCAATACAATAGCAGATTTCAGTTGTGGATGGAATAAAACAATCAGACCTAATCAGATAATCAAAGAGAGGCAAATCATTTGCATCAGTTGGAAATGGGAAGGCGAAACAGATGTGCATCATGTTGATTGGGGGCGTAGGCAATGTGATAAGAAACTGCTCAAGAAGTTTGTTAAGGAGATGAACAAAGCTGATGAGATGGTTGCTCATAACGGTGACAGGTTTGATATTAAATGGATTAAAACAAGATGCTTGTATCATGGCATTGAAACTCAAGTAAATTATCGTACGGTTGATACTTTGAAGTTAGCAAAGAGTTGTCTGTATATGAACAGTAATAAGTTAGATTACATTGCTCAATATTTCGGAGTAGGTGCAAAGACAGATACAGGTGGTTTTGATTTGTGGAAAGACATTTGTCTTGATAATGACAGGTCAGCATTGCTCAAGATGATTGAGTATTGTGATAATGACGTTGTGATTCTGGAGAAAGTATTTGAGAAACTAAATAAGATAACCAAAAACAAAACTCATTATGGTGTATTGGCAGGGCATAGCAAATGCAGTTGTCCAGAATGTGCATCTCATAATGTAAGATTAAGTAAAAGATATACAACAACAACAGGTGTGCAGAGATTCAATATGTTGTGCAGAGATTGTAAAACTCTTTACACAATTAGCGGAAAGGTTTATCAAGATTTATTAAATTACAAGATGCTAAACGGAATCAAATGATGAGAACTAAAGACAATGCATATCGGTCAAGGTATTACACGAATGAAGCAATCAGAGCAAGGATTGACATGAGATTAAAAAAGATGCACAACCTTACTCCAATGATTGATGCAACTGATATTACTGCTCAAGAATTAAAAGTATTTAATGCTGAAATGAAACGGTTAAACGGTGAGATTAAACAAATTGATTCCGAGTTCTGGGATGAGATTAATCTGTTGAGTTGATTATCTTAATGGCATCATCTAAGCAAGTAATCACATGATACTGACCTTTCCAATTGTCGCAAAAATCTTGCTCTGCAACTGTTAATTTTTGTTGAGATGCGTACTTATTACCATCTTTAATCTCAAATAGAAAATTCTTTTTACCTGTACCAACAACGATGTCCGGGAATCCCTTTCCTACTGCTGATGTAATTGCAACAGAATAACCCATCAATCGTAATACCTTTACAATAATCCTTTGATTGGCATCAATTCTTGCTGCTCTCCTCATCCTTTAAATATACAATTGTAACCGGTTATAATTAGTTATTTGTTATAAACAATGAAAATAGTTTTGGTGGTTTAATGTTAATTATATATATTGCATCATAATTAAAAACTAAAACAAAATGAATCCAGAACTATCAGCAAAAGACTTGTTGTTGCAGTTTGATGGCAACATTGACCATGCAATAATATGTGCAGAAAAATTAATTATTTACATTCCATTTCTAAAAGAGTATGATGGCAATATGTTATCATCATCTTATTGGAATCAAGTGAGAAACGAACTAAAAAAACTGAAAGGATGAATACAATTAAATGGCTATCAGCATCAGCATTCTTATCATTACTCATCTGCTTAACAATCAACTTAAAATCAATACCTGCTGCATTAATTGTTGTGGGTGTTGTTGGTGTTATCTTGTTACCTTTATTTCATGTCAGAGATAAAAGAGGATAAGGAGTTGTGCCGGGCGTGTGCATATTTCTTGATGAGGCAAGATTTAAGAATCAGAGATTACAGTATTGAAATGCTATTCAGCAAAGGATATCAAAACAGTTGGACATTGACCAGAGAGAATTGGCATCCGTTCAAAGGTTATGACTTGGATGATATTGATTTAAAGAACTAAGAAATGAAAGAAAACACTAAAATATATTTGTTGCTTTTAATCATCTTTATTTTGTGCGTTATAGGTGAACTATCAGCGCAATCAATTAAGTCCGTTAAAACGCATCTAAATGGCTCACAGATACAATATAAAGAGATTGTATTGCAACAGATTATTCTGGAGACAGGATGGTTATCAAGTTACTCATGCAAACATCGGCACAATCTTTTTGGTTTTCGGTACAGAGGTGAGTACTTGATTTTTGATTCGTGGCAAGATTCCATTGCTTACTATCAGCGTTGGCAGAAACGACATTACAAAGGTGGTGATTACTATCAGTTTTTGACTGACAGAGGATACGCAACAGACAAGAATTATATTAATAAACTAAAACAAATAACAGTAAAATGAAGTTAGATTTAAATATTATTTTGAGAGAGTGCTGCTCATATTATGAGCAAGATATTGAAGATGTCAAGAGCAAGAGCAGATTATCAGAATTGATTGAGGTAAGGCAAATGTATTGCTATCTTGCAAAGGTCAGACATTATCACAAATGCAAACCGACAGGTGATTTAATTAATCGTGACCATTCATCTGTGGTGCATTCAGCAAAGGTGATTGAAAATCAATTTAGTATCAACAATAAAAAGGTGCGAGAGGATTACATTGCTATTGTGAGGAGAATGGAGTTGGATGATATCAATTTGAAGATTGTAATGGCTCAACAAAGGATTGAGAAACGCAAAAGAGAGAATAAAAGAGATGCAGATTTGATTGCAGAATTATCTATTTATTAACAATTTATTTTTATATTTGAATAACTAAAAACAAAACAACCGATGAGTATTACAGAATTAAAGTACCCTGCATATTTCGAAGCAGTATTTGAAGATACAATCACTTGCATTGTAAAATTGAAATCAAGCAGCAAGGGAGTTGAAATCAATCTATCAAGGAAAGAAGTATCAATCTTAAACACATTCCACATCTCCTGTTATTTCATGAGTGATAGTGGTTATCAGTTAAAGCTGATTGATGAATCAGTTTACAAGTCTACATTAGACTATTTCACAGACGAATTAAATTTAATCTAAAACAAAACAACATGACAAAAGCAGAGCAATTAAATGCGTTGTATAAAAAGTACAACCTAACATCAGACGATTATTTCAAACACAAATTTTATACAATAATCACAAGGTCTGGAATCGATAAGATACAAGCAGCAGCAGGTATTGAAATCAGTTACAAACTGCAATTCAATTCACAAGATACAAAGCACATTATCATTCAAGCATTCGCAAAGATGGATGATGTAAGTATTGAAACATTTGGCGAGGCATCACCATCAAACACATCAAACAGTTACCCGGTTTGTATGGCAGAAAAGAGAGCCATGAGCAGAGCCTGTCTTAAACTTACGGGATTTTATTCTTTAAATGTATTTTCCGAAGATGAGGCGGATGAGTTCAAGCGAGGAGGTTCAAAATGATTCCATTTAAAATCAGATGTTCTGCCATTGGGCAGATAATGACTAATGCCAGAAAGAAAGGTGAGTTGAGCAAGACAACACAATCATATCTTGACTTGTGGATTAAAGAGAAAATATACGACAGGAGAAAGCAAATCCAATCCAAGTATTTGGACAAGGGCAATATGTGTGAGGATGAATCAATCAAATTTATCTCACAGTATTTAGGGATGAAAGGGTTGGCTAAGAATGAAATGTTTTTCACAGATGAGTACATGACAGGTACGCCGGATTTAATTATCAAAGGTGAGGATTTAAAATTTGCTGATAGTGACTTGGTTATTGATGTAAAGAATAGTTGGGATTTCTCAACCTTTCCTTTGTTCTATGACAATGTGCCTAACAAAGATTACTACTATCAAGCGCAAGGTTATATGAATCTCACAGGTGCAAACCATTACAAATTGATTTATACCTTGATGAATACTCCAGAATCATTGGTTGAGAAAGAATATAAGTTCTCTGATGCAGTTGATTACGATGAGTTTGCAAAGCATTATAATTACGATAATGTTGCTAACAAATACAGAATAAAAGTGTTTGATATAAAGCGAGATGATGAAGTGATTGAGCAGATTAATCAGCGAGTGATTGAGTGCAGAGGTTATATTGATAACATATTAAAAGATTTATAAATAAATAAAATAAGTAAAATGAGTGAGTTAAAATGTACAGGTACTATCAAGCAGATAGGCGAGTTAATTAAGTTTGATTCTGGATTCCAAAAAGTGGAGTTCATATTAACGACAAATGAGAAGTATCCACAGGATGTCAAATTTGATATTGTCAAAGAGAAAGCAGAGCAGTTTCTGCAATACAATAAAGTAGGAGATGCAGTTGAGGTTGATTTCAACATTAGAGGTTCTGAATACAAAGATAAATACTATGTGAATCTAACTGCGTGGAAAGTGTTTAAGGCAGACGTTGAGCAGTTCACCGGGTTGAAACAAGATTCACCTGTTGAATTAGAAGATGCTACAAAAACGCACATCAGCGAATCAGATACATTACCTTTCTGATGCGTGATTTGTTCATTGATATTTCAAGGGTTGAGGTGTTGGTTGATATGGTGAAAGCTGCATCAACTGACATCAATCAACTCATTGAATTGCAGACAGAGATTGGTGTTTATTCCTATTATATTGCAGAGCATTGTGGATTGTTACATGAGTTGTATATCTCAAAAGAGTATGCCAGAAAACAGAAGTTAGGCGAATACTTGAGAGATACATCAGATGCAATCAGCAAAGCAAAAGAAATGTTTTATATTAATTGCCCGGAGTACAGAGATGAGAAACGTGCGGAGAATAATTACAGACGTATCAAAATGCAATTAGAACAGTTGAATAATATAAATCAGAATCTCAACATCAAGATAAGCAACTTGAAACAGGAGAGGCAATCAATTAAATCAATGACATGAAATATTGCAATGACTTCTCTCATGACTTAAAATTAGGCAATAAAGGTGAGAATCTAATTGCTAAAATTCTAATGTTAGAGGGGAGTAAGATTGAAGTTAAAACAGATTTTCATGCAATCAAAGGTAATTCAACCGGGAATGTATTTGTTGAGTTTGAGAGCAGAGGCAAGTTGTCTGGCATCTCAACAACTCATGCAGAGTGGTGGTGCTTTGTGTTGTCTAATCAGCAGATAGTGTTGATTGAGATATCTAAATTAAAACAGTTATGCAAATCAGATGGATTGCGGATTGTAAATGGTGGTGATAATAACACAAGCAGAGGAATTTTGTTACCTGTTAAATTGTTGTTATCTGATTGAATGATTATCTTTACAATGTGGTTTGCGAGGCATCGCAGTAATAGGGTTGTGTTATGTTCCTTTCCACATTCTTTTTTTTAATACATAACATTTTAAATACATAACAATGGCAGAAAACAAAAAGTCCTTTGTATTATACTGTGATTTAATTCATACGGTTGAGCAACTACCGGATGATGTTGCAGGTAAACTATTCAAATTAATTCTTAACTACACCAATGACAACAATCCAGAAACGGATGATGTGTTGCTATCTGTTGCATTTGAGCCAATCAAGCGACAACTCAAAAGAGATTTAAAAGATTGGGAACATCAGAAACAGAAACGAAGTGAAGCAGGTAAAAAGGGGATGCAGTCACGTTGGAAGGATAACAAGACTATAACAAAAGATAACACCGTTATAACAAAAGATAACAATGTTAAAAATGCTATAACAAAAATAACTGATACTGTTACTGTAACTGTTAATGATACTGTAAATGTAAATGATACTGTTACTGTTACTAATAAAAGCAACTCACCAACAATTGAAATGTGCAGAGAGTATTTTGATTCCAGAGGTTATGTTGAGGAGTTCGCAGATAAGTTCTTTCATTATTACAACTCTCTTAATTGGATAAATAAAAAAGGTTTTGAAGTATCCAAAGTATGGAGAAATAGTGCAGAGTTATGGTTTGGAGATAAGGATGCTATTCAATACAAGAAAGAAGATGAGATGGATGCTTATGAGAAACAAGAGGCACATAGAAAGAAGTTAAGAGAGGATGCACGAAAATGGGGATAGTCAAAGCAGCAGACATTAGAGATGAGGTGTTACACCTGTACAAGAATGGTGGTGGTAATGTTTACTATTGTGGTTTTAAAGGATTAGCATCTCACTACAACATCAAAGAAGGTGGTTGTACTGATTGGACAGGTTATCCCGGTAGTGGCAAAACAGAATTATTATTTGAGTTACTTAAAAACTGTTCAGAGTTCTATGACCATAAACATCTGATTTATATGCCAGACGCAGGGAGCAATGCAGAGGTGGTTGCAAAGCTGCTGCACAAGTTTAGTGGAAAGCAATTCCAAGAGTTCTATTATGATTCAGAAGGCAATAAGCAAGTGATTGAAAACAGGATTGAGATAACTGACATTGATAGGCATCTGACAGAGGTGTTGCATTACTTTAAAATCTTTAATCCAAAGCAAGACAATCGCAGCAAACAAGTAACTCCAACAGATTTCTGGAAGTACGCAGTAAAACACAAGGATGAATTAGAGTTATTCAGCGCAGTTATTGATTCTTGGAACTACATGAAACATGATACTGATGGATTTAGCAGAGAAGATAAATGGCTTGAGGCAACACTATCCAACAGGAATGAGTTAGCTGAATCATCCGGGTTGCATTTTCACACAATCATTCATCCAAAGACTGCTAAAAAAGACAAGGATGGCAAAGTGATTATGCCGGATATGCACCAATTGAAAGGCGGTTCTGAATGGGGTAATAATGCAAAGTCTGTTGTAATTGTTCACAGAGATTTTGATTCACATAGTAGTGACATTAAAATTGACAAAGCAAAACCTGCTATTGTCGGCATTAGAGGTACAACGTCATTGAGTTATGACATCAAGCAAGGCAAGTACTTTGAGATATTAAATGGTGGTGTTAAGAAATACGCAGAGCCGTTGACAGATGGTGAGGAGATTCTGGTGCAGACAGAGATGCAAGTAATGAACAATGGATTGTTAGAGAAATTCAGAGGAGAGCATGATGCACCTTTTTAACAGAAG